AGACCCGCCGTGCGGAAATCCAGGCATGGCTCGCCGCCCATCCATGGCGGTACGGCCAGCCCTAGCCCTTTTATTATTGTCTCTTTTCATATCTCGATCTCAGCACCTTTTGAGAGATGTTGGGATGGGGATAATGGAGGTGTACCATTAGCCTAAATACTTTTAACCCACAAATATGGGCGGATACGCTCCTGCCTAATCTGCGGGCCAACCTTGTGTACGGCAATCTCTACAATTCCGACTATGAGGGATTGATTGCCAACAAAGGGGATACTGTTCGCATCAACGCGATAGGCGATATCAAGATATCCGCCTACTCCAAAGATACCGACCTCGCCGCCGCGCAGTCGCTGACCGACGCGGGTACCATGCTCACCATCAGTCAGGCCGAATACTACAACTTCGCCATTGACGATGTGGACGCCGCGCAATCCCAGCCCAAAGTCATGGGGGAAGCCATGGCCTGGGCGGCCTACGAGCTTGCCAACACCATGGATTTGTACTACGCCGGTTTCTATGTCGATGCTTCCAACGCCGTCGGTTCATCCGGTTCCGCTGTCACCCCCACCGTCGCAACGGCCACCAGCACTGGCGTGGGCGCAGGGACCACGTTTTACGACTACCTCGTGGTACTGAACCAGAAACTAACCGAGAACAAAGTCCCCAAGCAGGGCCGCTGGTGTGTTGTCCCCCCATGGGGAACCACGCTGCTGATCCAGGACATCCGCTTCACCAGCTTCAATACGCCTGAAGCCCGCTACACCATTCAGACCAACAAACTGGACGCCTCCGGCGGTTCCGTCAATGACGCCTACCTGGGCAAGATCGCCGGCATGGATGTCTACGAGTCGATCAATGCGCCTCACCTATCCGGCACTATCGGCACCACGGGCAGTACCGATGTGGTGCTCTGCGGTCATACCATGGCCCTGACGAAGGCCGAGGGATTGAATAAGGTAGAAGCGTATCGTCCGCCACTGCGCTTTGGGGACGCCGTCAAAGGTCTGGCGTTGTACGGCGCGAAGACCCTGCGCCCGAATGCGATTGCCGCCGGGTACTTCACGCATCCTTAATAGCTAGACAAGAAAGGCGCATGTAAATGACCAATCGAACTGTTCTCACGCCCAATACGCTCACGGCAAACTCGGCCATTGTGTCTACTGCCAACGACGGGACGGGCTTTACCGCAACCGATGCCACCAATGGCATGTCGATTGCTATTCCCACCACGAGCATTCCTGCCGGCGGCAACATCGACCGCATGATCTTGCTTGTGCTCAACACGAACGGCACTGGTCGCACCGTGACGGTACGTGGCGCAACCTCCGACGGCGGACTCACCAAGACAGGTGCAGGCACTGGCAACGGCCCGGCCTTCACCTATCCAGGCTTTGAAGGTGGCAAGGGCGACCTGGTAACGGGTGCGATGACGCTGACAACGGGCATTGGCATTATCGGCCCGTTTGAGGTGGCACGATTCCTCCAACCGGACGGCACGGTGTCCGTGGACTTTAGCGGAGCCACCGGATTTATCAAAGCATTGATTCTCCCTAGATCGTTCTAGGGCAATGTGGATTTTGCTGAGCAATGGCAATGTGGTGCTTACGCTTCACGAAGCCCACATTGCGCGGTTGCTCGCGGAAGGCGGCGTAGAGGTGCCAGACCCGACGATAGTAGTCAAGCCAGTAGAGGAAGTGGCAAGCAATGGCAGTCAGAGCATCGATGAGCCAACTCATAGCCCGCACAAGGTTAATGATCGGCGACCCAGCAGGCGGAAGCCAACAGTTCGCTGATCAGGACATCCAGGATACCCTGGATGAATACCGTACTGACCTGCGCTACGAGGGCGAGATGATTGCGCCCACGATTGCCAACACCGCCTCTACCAATAACATCGCATCCGTCATCTTTGCCGACTATTATAGCAAATTCCAGTGGTGGGAAAGTGATGTGGTCTTGCAAGGCATGAATACGAGTACGGGCGCGGCCTGGGTGGTGCTCACGCCAACGGCATCGGATTACATCACGGGCCATTGGCAATTTGAGAATACGCCCTTTGTGAATGGCACGGTGCCCGGTCAATACCCGCCCGTGTTTGCCACTGGGAAGGTATACGACCTCAATGCCGCGGCGGCTGATTTGCTTGAGTTCTGGGGAGCGACGCTCACGGGCGCGTACGACGTGACGGTAGACGGGCAGACCCTGCGCCGTTCGCAGTTGATGCAAGCCAAGTTTCTACTTGCCAACGTGTACCGACGCAAAGCCAATCCGCGCATTATGACCGTGACGCGTACCGATGTGAACTATGAGACATCGGTCCGCAGTGAGCGGCTACTCGATAGCGATGACATCTTGAAAGGCGTGTAACCCATGCCCATGCTTCCCGTATCGGCTGCTGAACTCGCTGCTATCCAAACGGATGCATCCGCCGCGGCCTGTGACCAGGTGTGTGTCATTTCCCGTGGCACGCGCTCAATCGACAGCCAGGGCGGTGCAAGTGTGACCTGGGGGACGGTGGTGACGACGGTGGCAGGGATGCGCCAACCGACAGCAGGACAATTGCAGAACTATCAATATATCGTCGGTTCTTTGGCGACGTGGCAAGTGGTGTTGCCGGTGGGAACGAATGTGCTAGAGAAAGACCGCCTGCTGATTGGTGGGCAGACCTTGAATGTGGTGAAGTTGCTGGAACCGAACAGTTATAGCGCACTCATTGTAGCGTTAGCAACGGAGGTCAAGTAACAATGGCAGAAAACGAGGAGCCTCATACCCAAAGTGAGCCTATGGACTGGGGTCATTACTTTGTCGATGACATCGAGACGCTTATTCGTGCAGAGGTTGCATCTCAACTCAGGGACATCAAGAATTTACCCGTGAAGGAATTGACAAAAGCACTTCAAGCTGAATTGGTAAAGGACATGAAGGTCAGAACGGGAGTGCGTAAATAGATGAGTGTGGAAGTCTACGGCAATCGGGTCATTCTCGACAATCTGGATAAGCTCTCGGAGATCATCCATGCAGCCGTTGAGATGAAGATGGAAGATGCAGCGACAGTAGGCTTACAGGTAGCGGAGGACTTAGTGCCAGTTGATACCGGTTTCTTGCGCAGTCGGCTTGATGTGGAAGTCAGAGACGATCAAATCATCCTGACGGACGATGCAGACTACGCGCTGTTTGTCGAACTGGGCACAAGTAAACAATCCCCGCAACCCTTCATGATGCCGGGTGCCGTTGCGGCGGGAGACTACTTGATGCAAAATCTTTCAGGCATTCTCTAGGAGGTACTCGTGGCAGACCCATCACCCGTTGTCCAGGCCGCGCTGATTGCTCGCTATCGGGGCGATGCGACACTGCAAGCCTTGATGAGCGGGGCTGTGTCGCCCGAATGGAACATCTATGATCAGGGCGGAAGCGGCATTATCACGCCTGCGCCGCCTTACGTGTACCTGCATCCCATCACAGTATCGCCTGGGGCCTTTATGAGCATGGGCAAAGACGGCAAAGATGTCCGCGTGCAGGTCTCGGTCTTTACCCAAGGCGAAGGTTTTGCGCAGGCACGCGCCATTATTGCCCGTATCCATGATCTGACCGCCATGGCCGCGGGGGCGTCCGCGCTGACCCTCAGTGGTTTTAGTCACATCTGGACGTGGTTTGAGAACCGCAACGAACTGGAAGAAACCACCGATGTGCTTGTGCAACATATCGCGGACCGCTACAACGTGCAAGTCACGGTCTAGCTAGTGGGCGGGTAAGCCCTTCTTACTCAGCATTTTCGTACCTTGTGCTCAGCCAATCGTGGGTGGCTCCTCGTTCTCCTGGGAGTGCGTCTAGCGTTGGTCGAGCAGAGGGAATGGAAGGATACTCGAATGCCAACGCCAACACAAGGATTTTTGGGCTGGGTCAAGGTTGGGACTGCGCCCTCGCCCACCAATAAAGTCTCCGATGTGACCGATATCTCCGCCCCGCTAGCTGTGGCCCAGTACGACATCACGAGCATGAATGCCGATGCCAATAACGGCTGGTCGCAGTTCATCGCCGGTCTGGGTAGCGGGAAGTTTACCATCAAATGCAACTACGTGCCAGGCGACACCAACGGCCAACTGGTACTCACCACCAACTTCATCAGTAAAACTATCCTGTACTTCGTCATCAGCCCGAACGGCACCAATACCGTGACCTGCACGGCCTATGTGGCTGACGCACAGTTTCACGCGCCGTACAACAACAAGGCCGATGTGAGTTACACCCTGCAAATGACAGGCATTCCTGTACTCGCATAAATCTAGGAAGAGGAGACTACCGTTATGCCTGGTTCTACCCCGCTTCCTGGATTCCTTGCGCTGGTGAACCTTGCCTCGGGTGCAAGTGTGGGCAGCACCAATCTGGCCCTGGTGAACGGCGGCGACAATAAGACCTTCACGGTCTCCGGTGCATCGTCTCAACGCTACCTCGATCTCAGTGCCACCACCACGGTGCAACTTGAGTGCGATGCGGTGCAGACCGTGACGATTACTGGCGGCCCCACGGGTGGCACGTTCACGCTCACCTTTGGCGGCAATACGACGACGGCCATTGCCTACAATGCGCTCGCCTCGGCGGTACAGACGGCCCTACAAGCTCTGGCGAGTATCGGGGCCAATAACGCGCTCGTGACCGGGGCGGCAGGCGGGCCGTATACGGTCGAGTTTACGGCCAGTCTCGGCTTTGCGGCGCAAGCGACCATGACGGCCTCGGGCGCGTCCCTGACCGGTGGCACCTCGCCTGGGGTGACGGTCGCTTCTGTACAAGCCGGCCAAGGCTATACCACGCTTGCCAGCACGGCCTACACCATTCGCGCCGCGACGGCCCAGGTGGTGCTCCCGACCGCGAAGCTGGGGGCGAGTATCAACGTGCGCCTCTCGGTTTTTAGCTACCTGCCCTCTGTGAGCATTGC